TAAAAACTAGGTAATTGTTTACAACACAAAGATAAAAACACGTTTTAATGTGTTTTATCGACTGTTGACCAACGTTTTAATGTTGGTATTTAATTAATAAAACTAAAAACAAATGAGCGAAGAGCAAAAAGAAGAACAACACGAGCATATTATGTCTATGCAAATGATACAAGAAGAGTGCGCTATTAACATTAATGAAAAAATAGAACATCCTCCAGTAGCAATTAGCTATAAGACTAAAGAAGTAGTAACTAAAGACGGAGAGATTAAAGAGTTTCCTATACCAATAGGCACTTACGGTAACTTTAGCTTTATACAAGCACCTCCTAAGTCTATGAAGACATTTTTTGTTAGTTTGTTAGGCTCTGCTTATTGTAACCCAAATGGAACTCATACATCAGGACTAAGCTCCTTTAGAGAAGACAGAGAGTATATCCATTTCGATACAGAGCAGGGAGACTGGCATTCACAGCGTGTATTTAAACGTATTCAATGGATGAATAAAGAGTCTAACTTAGACTTCTACCATACATTTGCGTTAAGAAAGATAGGTTTTAGAGATAGAATAAACTTTATAGAATACTATTTGCAGACATTAACAGATACTGGTAAGAAGATAGGTGTAGTAGTTATTGATGGTGTAGCAGATTTAGTATCCGATGCAAACAATCTTGAGGAATCAAACCTCGTAGTACAGAAGATTATGGCTTGGACAACTATTTATGATTGCCATATCATTACAGTAATACACTCTAACTTTGGCTCAGACAAGCCTACAGGGCACTTAGGGAGCTTCTTAGAGAAGAAAGCAGAGACTCAGATACAATTAGAAAGAGACCCTAATAAACTAGGTGCTATAACAGTATCTTGCAAGAGAAGTAGAAACACACCATTTGAGCAGTTTGACTTTAGATTAGACGATAACGGTTTGCCTAAGATAGATAACCCAGATGATGTTTATAGTTTCTAATAACTATACTTGCTAAACAATTAATAATTAATTAAATTTATATATGAAAGATTTTAGACCGAGATTAAAAGGTAAGATATTAAAGGCTTATCAAAACCTAACTAAAGTAGAGAACAGGGTTCTTGTAATTGGAGATTTACACGAGCCATTTTGTTTGGATGGTTATTTAGGTTTCTGTAAAGAACAGTATGCTCTACATAATTGTAATAAGGTAGTGTTTATCGGAGATATCATTGATAATCATTATTCAAGCTATCACGAATCATCCGCTGATGGTTTGGGCGGTAAGTATGAATTAGAACAAGCCATTGAGAAGCTGGCTAAATGGTATAAAGCATTTCCTGACGCTCACGTTACACTAGGTAACCACGATAGGATAATAATTCGCAAGGCACAAACATCTAACATACCAAGTAAATGGATTAAAGAGTTTGGAGAGGTTTTAGAAACACCTAATTGGAAGTTTGTAACAGAGGTGTATATTGATGATGTGAGATATGTTCACGGAGACAAAAGTGGTAAGCCAAGAATGGCAGTTAAAAGAGATATGGTAAGCACAGTTAGTGGACACTACCATACCGATATGTATGTAGAATGGTTCTTCGGTAAAACAAGGGCATTGTTTGCTATGGCAGTAGGCTGTGGTATAGATAGTAAGAGTTATGCTATGGGATATATGCAGGGGGGTAAAAAAGAAGCTATTGGTATAGGAGTGGTAAAGGGAGGTAGGATTGCTTTTAACGTAAGAATGGAGTTGTAATTTGAAGTACAAGATAGAGTCTCCCTTATTCGTAATGTTACCTAGAAAAACCACTAAAGATAAGAGGATTTCATTAAATATGAATACATACAGAAACTTACATCACAGAACTAATAACGATGCTAAGAAGGTGTATCACAAGTTAATGAGATATAACTTAGAAGGTTTAAAGATAAACACCCCAGTAGAGATTACCTATAAAGTATTTAAAGGCTCTAAGAGACGTTTAGATAAAATGAATGTAATATCTGTAGTTAGTAAATACTTACTTGACTCTATTACTGAGTATGGATGTTGGGAAGACGATAATGATGACTTTGTAAAAAAAGAAACGGTATTACCAACAGAAATAGATAGAGAGAGACCAAGAGTAGAAATAATAATTAAAGAGATATAAATGTTAGAGTTATTAGCTACAAAACACGATGATTGGGTTAGAATAACCTTTAGTATGACTGGAAATATGAATGATGCACAAGACTTGGTGCAGGATATGTATTTAAGGTTAGACAGATTAGGTAAGACAAGAGAGCAGGTATCTTACAAGGATACGGTAAACAGATACTTTATATGGACGGTATTATTTAATATGTTCAAGGTCTCTAGGAGAACTAAAGTCTACAAGAAGTTAGATACTTGTGAGTATCTGGGTAATGAAGAAGTTACTTTAGAAGAGTATGATTTTGATGAGACGCACTTTAGCTCTGTAGAGACCATAAGCAATAGTATAAAGAATATTGTAAAGGATTGGAAAGTTTATGATAGGCAGCTGTTTGACTTATATTATATGCAAGGTCAATCACTAAGACAAATAGCAAACGGAGCAGGTATTGGATTGAACTCTATACATAATTCAGTTAAGAGTTATAGAAAAATACTTAAAGACGAGCTATCAGAGGATTTAATGGATTACTTTAACGGAGATTATGACAAGATACTATAGACACAAGAATAATAATAATGTTATATGCTCTGTGTATAATGGGGTTGCTAGATTTAGTAAATGGGTTTGGCAAGGAAATTACTGCAATGAAGTATATAAACTTAAAAAAGTAGAAGATGTTTTTTACGAATCATTTGAAGAAGTGAGTATTAATGAGTTTAACAGCGTTTGGGGTGTTAACCTACAGAACGCATAAAATATAAATTATGAAACAAGATAAATATTATTTAGATTTAGAGGAAAGAGGTTACTTTAACTCTATAGACAAACGCACAAAAGACTATAGAGAGTATAAGCAATGGAAAGAAGATTACACGTTTAGCAATTTTAAAGTTTTCGCTAACAATGTAGAGAAGCAGTCTAAAGGACTAGGAGACACTATTGCAAAGATAACTAAATCAACAGGGATAGATAAGGTTGTTAAGTTTATAGCAGGAGAAGATTGTGGTTGTGATGAAAGACAAGAAAGGTTTAATAAAGAGTACAAGTACAAAAATGTTAAATGTCTAAAGGAAGATGACTATAAGTACCTATCTAACTTTCTAGCCAACAAAGGTTCTACGATTAGTTATGATGATAGAGTTCGAGTCATAGGGATATACAACTACGTCTTTAGCACTAACGAGAAAAGAACTACAAGTTGCTCATCCTGTATAAGCAAAATAGTTAAAAACCTAGAAAGGTATATGAAGAATTACCAATAATAATTAGCCTAGCAGTAAAATGTTAGGCTTTTTAGTTAAATAAACTTGTGTATGTAAAATATTTTTACTATGTTTGCTACTCAATATAAAAATAGATGACCATGAAAAGAGATTACAGATTTTGGGAACATAACTACAACCCTATTACAATGCAACCAGACCCTTGCGTTACTAGCGATAAGAATATTGGAGAAGGAGCTGAACAAGAGTCAGATGAGAAGTGGGTTGAGAGTATAGAAAGGTCGAGAGTTAGAAACAAAGTTAGAAGAGTCGGTAAGTTTTGGTAGTATTATTTGACGCAGATAGCCTTATTTACGCATCTTGTTTTGACTCTAAGTCAGACCAGAAGTGGTTAACTATAGATAAGGCTTACGAGAAGTTTCAAGAAGGACTTGATAAGATATTTGCTGAGTTAGAAGAGCAAGTAGAAGTGGATAAGTTTATAGTATGTAACGGTTCTAGGGGTAATTTTAGACACGATATATCTAAAGAGTACAAAGCTAATAGAACAGGAGAGAAACCTCCAATACTAGGTAAACTACATAGCTTGGTTAAGAGGAAATATCGTTCTCATTACGGAATAGGTATTGAGACTGATGATGTTGTGGCTACATTATGGAAAAGAGTTGCAGATAAAATCGGTATAGATTCTGTTATTATAGTATCTATAGATAAAGATTATAAGCAATTTCCCTGCTGGTTTTATGATTACCATTGGAAAAAGAAAACACTATCTAAGATATCAGAAGAAGAAGCTACTATTAACTTTTATACGCAAATGATTGTAGGCGATTCATCAGACAATATTAAGTATTGTAAAGGCCATGGAAAGGTTTATGCTAGAAAGCTCTTAGAAGGCGTTAAAACACCATTCTCAGCTACAAGAAGAGTCTATACATTATTTAAAGAAGTGTATGGAGAAGATGCTAAAGAGAAATACAAAGAATGTAAAGCATTATTAGCATTGAAAACAGACTGTAATGATAACATCAGAATACAAGGGAAGTGATGACGAAATAAAAAAAGCCTATTACGATATTTATTTCTACAATCTAGAGCAAGGTCTTATGACTTTAGAAGAGTGTGGTTGGGATTTGGAAATGCTGGAGGAAGAGGAAGATTATCTTGCTTGCGCTGGAGTGTTTAGAGCTATGAATAACCACAAAGCCATTGAAGAAGAGAGGTTTAGTGAATTGTTGATGGAGATTACGAGTAAAACAGAATAAATAAAAATAGTTATCTTTTTATGAATAGTAAAGAGATAAAGCCAACTGATGGCAGAAAGGGTAACTCTAGGAAGAAATCTATACCTAAGTTGCCTGTACCTCAAGGAGAGAGGTCTAATAAACCAGCACTTAATCAAGCAAAGAAGAGTCGCAAGAAACAATACGCAAAGAAAGCTATCAAGAATGTATTTGGTAGTGAGGTTGCTATGTTTGAGTCTATGGCTGAGAAGGCTAAAGAAGGTAGTTACAACCATATGAAACTACTTACTGATATGATGTATGAAGAAGATAAAGATAATACAGGAACAACTGTTAAAGCTCCTATTATAAACTTTATTGGAGATAGCGAACTCAGTAAGAAAGTTAAAGATAAGATTATAGACGTAACACCTAAGGATGAGTAAATTAAACATACACACAAAATACATACCACTATTTAAAGAGCCTTCAAGATACTTTGTTGTAACTGGAGGTCGTGGTTCTGGTAAGTCATTTGGTGTTAACGTATTCTTACTTAACTTAACCTATGAGAAAGGTCATAAGATTTTGTTCTCACGTTATACAATGATATCTGCACATACATCTATTATACCTGAATTTATAGAAAAGATTGACTTAATGGGAGTTCACGAAGACTTTAGGATAACTAAAGATGAGATAATGAACTTAAAGACAGGTAGTTCTATAATATTTAAAGGTATTAGAACATCATCTGGTAACCAAACAGCAGCACTTAAATCTTTAAACGGTATTACAACGTTTGTAGTAGATGAAGCAGAGGAATTAGTTGATGAAGAAACATTTGATAAGATAGACTTTTCTATACGTTCACAACTTAAACAGAATAGAGTTATTTTAGTAATGAATCCGACGACTAAAGAGCATTTTATATACAAACGTTGGTTTCAAGCAGAAAATGTCTTAGGAGGCTCTAATATGAGCTTAAATGATGTAACTTATATACATACAGACTACAGAGATAATAAAGATAACCTATCAGAGTCATTTTTACAACAAATTATGACAATGAAAAAGAAAAGACCAGATAAGTATGAGCATCAAATACTTGGAGGTTGGTTGAATAAAGCTGAAGGTACTATAATAAGAAAATGGAGAGTAGGAGATTACATTCCTACAGAATTAACTTGTTATGGACAGGATTTTGGATTCTCTGAAGATTTAAGTACGCTTGTAAAAATATCAGTAGATAAAAATGCCCGAAAAGTATGGGTAAAGGAAATATTTGGTCAAAAGGGATTGAGTACGTCACAAATATATATGAAGAATAAGTCAGAATGTGGCTTAGATTTAATTATATGTGATAATTCAGAACCCAGACTAATAAATGAGTTAAAAGTATTGGGTCTTAATATAAAACCTACCATAAAGAAGAAAGGTAGCATATTGTCTGGTATAGCACTTATGCAGGATTACGAGATAATAGTAGATAGAAACTCTC